GGGTGCTGTATATATGGGTATATAAATTATATAAATTATATACTTTTTATATATATGTATATATATAATATAATATAATGCTCTTGAAAAGTATATATCGTATATACTATATGCATGCATATATACACGGCCTTGCATATGCATTCTGAAAAATTACACTTGAAATTGTACTTATTACTTTTCAAATGCTCTCTCTAACAGAATATGTTTTTATGCAAAAAATCAAAAATAATAAACACCTGAAACCAGGAAAAAATTAATCAAAAAAAGAGAAAAATATAGAAAATTACATAACAAAAAATAGGAAAGATAAAAAAACTACAGGAAAATACTAGAAAAAAAAATAGATTCAAATTATCGGGTAAATAATGAAAAAATATTTTTTATAAATAGTAAACTCATAGTCTTTTAATGATCATTCCTACTTTTACCTACATAATTTTCATAAAAAAAAGTATACATTGCGAGATGATACACTTTTTCGTTTTATAAATCATATAAGGCAAATAGTATATTTCTTTTTATGATTATATAAATCTTATCCCAAATAAGGAATGAATAATTAAAATTAGCTATTTTTTTACTATCCTCACCCTGATGTCTCCCAGGTCATCAGGATTGTAACTCCATTCCAGCTTGTCGCCCTTTTCAAGATTGTGCAGCTGGACTATGAAACTGGGTATTGTTGTCAGTAATGATCCGCTTCCCTGGTGCTGTATTTTTGTTTCTTTTACTTTTTTCACGGATGATTTCCTCCTTTTGTGACTTTTCCTTTTTTTATTAGTAATTGTTTTTATTTTTATTTTTTTAGTTATAAATAATTATAGCATAGTAAAAAGAAAAATAAAAAGATTTATATACAAGAGTATATATAATATATATTAACCACTACTGAAGTGGGAGGGTAAATAATGAAAAAAACAGAAACCGAAAAAGCCATCAGGCTATATGAAAACGCCAGAAACGGCACACTGAAACAGGAAATACTATCAACAGTAAAACAAATAGCTGCAGAAAGCAGCACACCTTGCGAGATGATACACGATGAACAACCTAGAATTCAAAGATTTTAAACAAATAAAAGTCCAGGAACATTATCTCAAATATAATGATCACTTCAAAGCCTGGGAATCACTATCCTCCGATGGCAGAAGAGTGACCACAGCCACCACAAAGACCGAATGCTTCCTGAAAACCCTTAGACTCTTCAAAGGCACACACAACTTCATCCACTATGGTGAACACCTCACACCAGAAGAAGAGGAAAGAGACATGAAAAACGCCTGCAGAATGCACACCATCGACAGGGCCATAGAGGAGGCATCCTCATGAACATCTATTCCACTAAAGAGCATCCACAATACTGCATCCTAAACAAGGACGGCAAAGAGGAAGGATTACTAAGTGGAGTAACCAGGAAACAAGCTGCTGAATTCTACAGAGCATATTATCCTGGACAGAAATTCTACCGACGCACCGGTAATCTCTTCCAAGGCTTCCAATATAAGGAGGTGTGTGTTGATGGATTTTAAAACATACAACGAACTCTGCTACGGAATCATTGAACCAGATTATCCTGAAGAGCCTGACTATGATGATGGTTCTGAATGGGATGGCTGGACTGATGATGAAATCAGAGAATACCTTGCACAAGACAGAATAGATGAAATGATGCTCCAATCAATTATCAAAAGGGGTGAAGCATGAATCCTGCATTATACAACTTGATTGTGTACATAATGATTTCACTCCAGGGAACACCAAGACTGGACAAGAAACAAAACGATATCCATGACAAGCTTGTGGTTGTCGGTTTTGTCATGCTTTTCATACTTGGAATCATTATCGGATGTGCAATCTGTTTCTATATTAAACCTCCAGAATATTATTCAACTACCTTAGCTTAGAGGTGAATGGACATGAGCAATCTTTCCACATTAGCTAAAGGGATACTGGAAACCATTGCAGCGGAAGATGAGGAATACTTCCAAAAGCATGGTTTCTATACAATGAGGACAAGGGCGAATGAATGCAAGGTCCTTGTCTTTGAAATACCAAGGGAACAGAAGAAACTTGAAGAATTTTACAAAGAGATGATCATATGAGGCTTAAAAAAAGAGGACAAAACGACTTAAAAAAAGTCCTTATTTATGGAGCAGACGGAAGTGGTAAATCCACTTTCGCTGAAGAGTACTGCAGGGAACATAATTTAAACCCTGTGGTGATAGACATTGACGATACTAATTATACTAATATGCCAATCCTTGATTTGGATTTTGGCAACGATATTAAAACCTACAACAATATTAAAGCAGCTATCTCTGAAATAGCTAAAAGTGAGTATGACACTATCGTCCTTGATGGTGTCACTAGCTTGTTAGAAATGTTAGTCAGTAAAGCTAACGGTTTGAAGAAATATTCCGACCGTGCCGAAAGATTCCAAGACATCCTAAGAGCAATGATGAGCTCCAGGAAAAACCTGATCTTCATAGGTCAGGCAGACATGGAAGTCATCTATAATGAAGAGTTCCAAAGCAACAAGATGGTGATAAAGATAAACTCCATTGTAAATGAGAAATATCTTACCTACAAGAAAAAGGAAGGGTATTCTCATAAAGTACTTAAATTCCGTACTGTTGAGCAGGAACAGAGTAGTGAATACTCCGAGCCTGAAACAAGCATCAGTTATGAAGAACCGACTTTCACAACCGCGGATGACATCGAACCTGTCGAACTGGATCCAATCTCATTGAATTATTGCAGAACAATCAAGGCCCGTCTTGAACAAGAGAACAAGCCGGTGAATAAGGCAACTATGAGACGCTGCCTTGTCAAGATGATTAAAGCGAATGAGATTGACAAATCATTAAGGCCAAGTCTGATTAAGTTCATTAACCAACATTGTCCGGAGGATCTTGAATGAAACTGAAGCGAGTATTTGATGATCATGGAGAGTGGTGCTATCATGTGCCCTCCTCCTCATCAGATGAAGAATATCAATGCAGCCTTTACGGTGGCTGGTACAGATGCACTTGCATGGATTTCCAAACAAGGCGAATGAATGGAAGGATGGGAGTGCCTGAGGATGAAAAAGATAATTTATGCAAACATTTAAAAGAGGTGGAATTATGGCGGAAAAAATCAGAGCATGCATCAGTATAGACCCTTTGATATGGGAGATGGCTGGTGAAAAGCTCCCTACAAATAGGAGCAAGTTCATAGAGAACACGCTCCGAACATACCTCAATATTGAGGATACAGAGGGAAAAATACTCCAGGACATCACCAAGACAAAGGAGAAACTTAATGCCTTGGAGAACAAGCTTTGTGATGTAAGGCAGAGGAAAAAGGAAAAGACTGCGCTAGGGCAGAACATGAACAATGCCCTTGACACTATCGACAGATTATACTCCCATCAACAGGAGAGAATCGGAAGGAACCAGGTAAGGAAGATTGCGAAGACTAATGATATTCCTTCCTTGGAGTTGGAGGATTACCTCATTGATGCAGGGTATAATCTTAAGAATTTCTTTGATGCCAGCATGGCAGGTATCAAGGAGGCAGCATGAAGGATTGTAAAAGCTGCATTCATGCAGTGTATCATCCTAGCGGTGCTTTTGTATGCTGCAGGAAGAATAATAACAGGGCGAAAACCTTTCACACTCTTGTGAAAGGTTGTCCTGAACAATCAAAGGATGAGAAGTAGGTGTTAATTTATGGTTTTTGATATGTACCGCATAAGTAAAAGCAAATATGCGAAAAAATTACATGCTTTGGATTTCCCTAACCTATTCTGCGGGGAAAGTGATCCTGAGTTGTACTTGAAACATTGTGAAATGTATGATATGAAATTCCTTAAAGGAAGTTATGGAACAATAGTCCATAAGGATTTTAAGGATTTCTTTAGAAGAAAGAAAGGTGTGATACGTGATGAGGTTACAAAAGAATTTGTATCTGACACAAATGCCCGCGAGTTGTTAGACCATTATAATGTTTTGGAATCTAGACATTTCCCTAGAAAGTATGTGGTAACCTCCAGCCCTTATAATGATTTAGGGAAAGACACCAGGGACATCCTGGAGGATTATCCTTATCAAGCGTATATTATTAACCCTAACTTTTTGGATTATCATGTTTTTATTATTGAGGAGTGTAAACGTCCCCGTTTACGAAATCCATTGGATAGTCCTAATTTCGCTTTTACAAAACTTTCAAATAAAGAAATGGGCATCATTAATGATGCGATTTATGATAGAACCGGCATCTTTAATGCTTTTTGGAAGTTTAAAGGATAGGGGTTGGAAGCTTATGACTGATGATAGATTATTCAATGAGAGAGATCTTGAACAGGAAGTAACTGATTTGAAAAATGAGATTAAATTTTTGAGGAGTTTCCTGGTAGAGAAAAATTTAGCGGAAGAATATATCCTATGGAAATTGGAAGTTGATGATTGATGAGTAGTAAAAGGTATAATCCAGTATATGAGGATGGGAAGATAGTCAAAGTTACTGGTAATTATGGTGATGATATGGTTTGTGTCGAGCAAATGATTGATGAGCTGAATGACTTGAACCGTACTCGTGATATTTGGATGAAGTATGCTAAGAAAGTGGAGAAACTATTGTATGAGAAGATTAAACCCACCAGTGATGATGTTTATCTTGATATAGATGAGGAAACTGGAAGGTGCAAGTATGAGCATACACATGTTTGTCTTGATTTCAAGTGTGATTATTATAGCACTTATTTCTTGGATTGTAGGTTGATGATGGAAGATGGTCAATTGAGGAAAGCGAAAGAGTTAGGGTTGTTATGATGGATGATAAGAAAATTTACTATGGTGAACGGTTAGAAAAACCTGTAATATTGGAAAATAAGGAGCATGAGGGTTATGAGTATTACATCATAACTCTTGGAACCCATCCTTGTTGTTATGTCCTACTGCCCCTAGGACATAATTATCATGGAGAACATTATAATGATATTCCTATTGAATGTCATTTTGGTCTGACTTACAGCAGACCTACTTTGTTAAGAGATAATATAATTACTGGCGGCGAATGGGTGATAGGTTGGGATTATGCTCATTTAGACGACTTTTACTCACATCCCCTAGGCTGTCCTGGCCATAAGTGGACTTTGGATGAGTTGAGAAATGAAGTTTATGAAGTTATAGACCAACTAGTTAAAAAAGATGATGGTGATGATTGATGGGTGAATTTACTATTGGGAACATCTGCAAAGAAGTGCAGAGAATACAATTTGATTTAGAACAATATGGTGATATTGTTTCTGCAATTGAACGATGCAAAAATTTAGATGAGCTATTATGTGAGATTGAAGAGGGAAAACATAATTTAGTGGTGGAGTGATGATTGATGGGTGAAAAATTTAATGCAGTATTTCAAAGGAATATGATTAAACCTATTTCAGAGGAAATTTCTGTCCTTGTTGAAGTTACTGCAAAGGACTATGACACATTCCGTAACTTGTGTGATGCAATCAAAAATGTGCTAGGGGATGATAATGATGAGTGAAAGAAGTTACATCTGGATCGTTTACGGTTCAGGCTACTACAAAACAAAAAAAACAGGAGACCATGAAAAACTAGGCGCATTCAAAACAGAACAAGCCGCTAAAAGATATATAGACTACTGCTTGAAGAAACGTGAAGAAAACGATGCCAAATACTCCTGGAGAAACTTCCACACAGAAAAACTAATACTCTATAATAACTGGTGATCAAGTTATGAGAGAGGAAGACAAAGTAAAAATAAGAACTGCTGCAACAATATTCCTGCTGCAACACCCAGAAGGTTTAACTGCAAATGAACTAGCAAACAGGATAAATCACCTGCCTCTGGGAATACGTAAAGGCAGAGGATACCTGACAAGCACACAAGTATCCCATTACCTTAAAAACTGGACGGGTTTCACAAGCAGAATCATACTAAGAAAAAAGAGAGAATCCTCACGCGTAATAAAATATTACATACAACACTAAAGGGAGGTCAAAGGATGGTGGAACTATCACTTAAAGAGGCTTTTGAATACCAGATGAGGCACACAAGCGTAAAACACAAAAAGCCAGTAACAGGGAAACATATCGAGGAAAAAGGAGGCCTCGAATACCTGCGCAAACTCAAACAAAGAGGAAATCTCAAAAAAGACGCAGCCTTAATAATAGGCTGCAATCCAGACACAATAGGAGACTTTCTCAAAAGAAAAGGCACAAGCTGGAGCGAATTATAATGAAAGGAAAAACAACAGATGTCAACTTCGACGGAATATACTATGACTGGATCAGGAACGGAAGGAAAAGACAAACCCTCAGGACACCACCCAAACGATGGGATGTCATCAAAGGAGATATTGTAACAGCACATTTCCCAGGAAGCGATAAGACTTTGCAGCTTATGATTGAAAAGACAGGGTACAAGTCTTTTAAGAATCTCAGCAGGATTGATGCGGAATTGGAAGGTTTTGATAGTGTCGGAGAGTTGAAGGATGCGTTACTGATTTATTATCCTAATCTGATTCCTGAAAATAGAGTGTACTATTACAGATTCCACATGATATAAGGAGTGTAATTAATGGATAATGACACCGACATGAAATATATTCAAAAAAGGAATCATAAACATGTGGTTTCTTATAATATCCGAAAATGGGATGGTGAAAGAATGGTATTTTATGGAACATTCTCATCTTTACAAGAGGCACAGGAATATAGAGATTTCCTCATAAAGAATAATTGGGATACTTCACTTAAAAAATTAGTTGAACGACCATTAAAATATGTTTATCATATCCAAGGAAAATATGATGTAATCCCTATTGTGGATAATGAGCAGATTTATGTTGGCAGATTTAATACCTTGGAAGATGCAATATATGAAAGGGACCGATTTCTTGAAGCAGAGTGTGATTTTGACACTTATTTCACAGCAACAGATGATACAGATGAGGGTGAAAGATTCCTGCAAGGGAAGGTGTGTACCGATGTTATTTTTTCAAACAGGGCCAAGAAATGACGCTTACTTATACAATCATAGCATAAAAAGGAGGCATTACTAAAATGTTTGAATCAGGTATTAACATAGGATTAGATCCTGTGTACTTTCAAAGCACATCCTTGCAAAGTAAGGAAGAAATTATTAACAATATTATTTATGAATTAACCCCCTACATTGATTCTGATTTGAAATATCGTATACAAACAGTATTAACTAAACATTTCCGAGAACTGACAATAGAAAGAGTAAATTATACTAAAGAATCCTCAGTATATAACAAGGATATTGTTGAGCAATTTTGTAAGATTAAAAAATTGGAAGGTTGCACAGATAAGACAATCCATTTCTATAAAAAAGAAGTGTTGCTATTTTTGAATTATATGAATGACAAGTCTGTGGAGTATATTACAACTGAAGAAATTCGTGAGTATTTAATGAAAAAGATGAATAATGGTGCCTCTGCTATAACTACTGACAATAGCAGGAGATGTTTGAATAGTTTCTTCAAGTTTTGTGTTGAGGAGGATTATATTATTAAGAATCCTATGCTTTTAATCAAGAAGATAAAAGCACCGAAATATGTTAAGAAAGGTTTCACAGATGAGGAAATTATCCTGATGAGAGATGCTATTGATAATATTCGTGATATAGCTATTTTTGAATTGTTATTAACAAGCGGTATTCGTGTTCAGGAATTATGTAATCTTAATCGCAGGGATATTATGTGGGATAGTAATTCTTTTGTGGTTTATGGTAAAGGTCGTAAGGAAAGAGTTGCTTATATGAATACCCTTGCTAAGATGAGGATTAAGGAGTATTTGAATAGTCGTGATGATGACCATCCTGCTTTATTCGTTAGCATCCGTAAACCTAAAGAAAGGGTGCTTGTTAGTGGTATTGAAAGAAGGATAAGAAATATTGGTAAAAAGGCAGGAGTTAAAGCACACCCTCATAAGTTCCGTAGGACTATGGCTACAACTGCTTTGAATAAGGGAGTGCCATTGGAGCAGGTGCAGAAATTATTAGGGCATGAGGATATAAGCACCACTTTGATTTATGCAGAGACCGAACAAGATTTAGTGAGACAATCACATCATAAATTTTTATAAAAAAAAATAGGAGTATGAGAGAAATGAATTATAGGGATTGTAAGTATAACACTAGTGGAGTTCCTAATTTTGTAGGATATTGCAGTTTGCCGAAGTATAAATCTGAATCTGGTCAAAGGCTGGTGGAATGTTGCCAGGAGATATGTGCAGATTTTGAACCTAAAGGTGATAGCGATGACTGAAAAAAGTGCTACGATTAGGAATATAACAGATATAATCATCAAGGACTTGCAAGGAAACTATTATGAGATTAATATGCTCTACTGCAATGGCAATGATGAGATTATAATTGAAATCAAGAAACCAAATGAAAAGTATAGGTGATGTTTGATGAGTATGGTGCCTGGAATATTTTTATGGATGGGTTTAGTAGCCTGCTTTTTATATTTGCTTTCTGGATTTATTGATGCAATTAAAAGACCTAAAAATGATTTTTCATTTGGAAAAAAAAGGAGGTGATGGTGTATGAGTGAGAAACGATTTATCCGTAATATTGTAGGAGATATTTATGACTCCGAAAAGGATAAGTGGTTTGAGGAAGATTGGAAAGGCAAACCATTAGATTATGAGGATGACCTTATTGTCTTTCTTAATGAGCAAGAAGCCACCCTCACAGAGTATAAAGATTTTTGCCATAACCTTTGTATTTTTATTATAGGCAAAGGCCTTACTGATGAATTTAGAGAAAAGTATGGTAAAGAGTATAAAATAATCACAAAGTGGAAGGGCTGTGTTTGATGAGCGAGAAACGATTTATACTTTGTAATAAAACAACTGATAGCAATGTTTGGGATACTTTGGACAAACAATGCTATAGTTTGGAATATGTGGTTTCTTTGTTGAATTATTTAAACGATGAAAACAAGGAACTCAAAATAGAGAATAGGCAATTAAAAAGACAAAATAAAGCATTGAAAGACAGTTCTCTTATTGATGCATATAATCAATACATTAACTGCACAATACAATCAAATAGGGAGTGAGGTGTGATGAATAAAAAAGAATTAATAAAAAATCTGGAATGTTTCGATGATGAAGCAGAAATAAGACTCACAATTGAATGTGATGATGGAACCACAGTATTCGGAAAACTCGATGCTATAGGGCATAATTTGAAAATATTTGATGGTGAAAAAGAATGCCATGAACCGGGAATCGATTTAATCAGCACCTATGAAAAGGAGGATTAAAAATAATGACTACGGATATTGATGAGTTATTAACCAGATTATATGAAGCAGAACTGGAATACAAAAAAGAATTAGTGCAGGTAAAACACGATAAAGAGCTGATGGGTGTAAAACCAGATTTGAAAAAAAAGCTGGATCTTGTCGAACTTGAATGCGAATGCAACCACCTGAAAAGAAAATTCCACCTGGAACTTCAAAAGATGAAAAAAGGGAGAGATAAATAATGAAGAAAAAGATTAAACTCTTCATATCCCAGCTTATGAGAACAAAGACTGACAAGGAAATCATGACCAAAAGACAGGAATTATTGGAACTTGTCAAGGAAGCATTCCCCGGCCATGAATTCATATTGCTTCCAAGCTTCATGAACCTGGAAGATGAAGCTCCGTACAGCTTAGTTGTTGAAGACATTGGAGTTTACTATCTTGCACAGAGCATTGAACTCCTATCATGCGCGGACCTTGTAGTTTTTGAAGAGAAATACTTCCAGGGCCGTGGAACACGCGTTGAACATGAAATCTGCGAAATATATGGTTTAAAACACTTTCATGAATGGGAGCTGAAGGATGAAGAAATAATTGAATGCGCCTTGAAAAAACTTTAAAAAAAAGGGAGGAACGGTTAGGATGGAAATAACCACCAAAGTATTATGCAAGAACTGCCGTCATAACAGAGTATTCACAGATGAGAACGGCAACCTGATGATAGGAGAATGCGAACTTGACCTCCCACACTACAAGCCTGTCGGCCTTGTTCGCTGCAGCAGCTACTACGAAAGGAGGCTGTAAATGGTAATCGATTTCGACAGCAGATACTGCACCTTAATAATGAACAAGTTGAAAACACAAATAGTCTTCCTGGAGAAACCTGATTTACGAGCTAATCAGGTTTTCCCTTTAGTATTCGATGGCTTACGAGTCAAAGGGTACAAGGTGAAGATAATAAGCATAAACACGGCTTCCATTAACACTCTCAGGAGCAGTGATGTCCGGGCAGAAGGATTCCTGTACAAGGACCATTTCATGAAGGAAGTCATGAGGGAGCATCAGGAATTGGATGTGGATGATAAGATCTTCCTTGTTAATTTCCAAATAGATAAGGGATGATGAGAATGTTGTACAAGTGCAAATGGTGTGGGTGTCTCTTTGAGAAGAGGCATAATAAGCAGCAGTATTGCTGCGATGAATGCAGGTATCAGGCAAGGCTAGAATCAAAGAGGCGTTACATCCACAAGAGGATGTCAAGGGACAAATTATATAATACCAGGCGGTATAATGTTACCAGGCTTGGAAGCATGGGAACGAATACGAGGAGTCATCCGATACCGGATTTTGAAAGGGAGCGTGAAAGCGTTCGGCAGGAGCTCCGGATGCTTGGCCTATCATGAGCCATTCACTCCTCCCCTCAACTACTTTTTTTCTAATAGGAGCAATTGAGTAAAACTATGCTTGTTCATATTACACTATGAATTATTGAACACTGCTTTTAAAATCACATGGGTTTTATTTTTTCATACCCTTTTTTGTTCACTAAATATATACTTGTTATGAACATTACTACTTTTTTCTATTTGTCTAAACCTATATATTGAATATGGAGGAAAAAAGGACAAGCTTTCCACTAGTTCCATATCATGAAAAAGTTAAACGAAACACGACAATTCATTATAAGTATCTCACTTGTTTACATTTTCGATAAAATTTAAAGTCTTACTATCGCGTATCAAAAATATACAATGTCATCGACGGCTTTAGCTGTTTAGTTTTTTCATATATGTTTCAAAGATTTTCATTAGTCCACCTTTTCATAAGATCGGTACAAAAAACGTTTTATAAATCACTAACTTCCAAATAGGGGAAACTTTTTCATAGATACGAATAGGGAAAGCCTCCTGGAGTCCTTTTTTTCTTTTTATTCAAAAAAACAGCAGTAACATGATATAGACATAAGAGTTAAACCATAGTGGCAACTGCAGGGTGCAAGTCCCTGATTAACTCATCCCCCAAAAAAAACCCTCCTCACTAATGGGATTTTTTTTGGGACACTCAAAAAAATATAAACCAATTGTGATTTTATTGAATGTCAATAAAAATTTATGGAAATTTTAAAAATTAGAAAAAAATCATTAAGCATGCAAAAAAATTAGATCATCTCTTAATTTATGCAGTAACCATCCTAGCCCGGAGAATGTGCAGTGCAAATCTGCACTATGGTTATCAACTTTTTTTACTAAAATTAACAAGAAATTTTTTTTATCCGGGAGGGTATCAACAATGACAACAACATACAAATACAAATCAAGATTAATCACAGCAATAGCATTCATAATAATGCTCCTAGCAGCAATCACTCCAGACGCATGGCAATCCCTCTTACCAAATCAGTACTGGGTATTCATCCCCACTATCATGGGAATAATCACCTACGCAGCAGCGCAGTTAAGTGAAGAGAAAAGAGTGGAAGTAGCAGAAACCATGGTAATAGAAAAACAAAACGCTATCATGGGACAACCTCTGAATGAAGAATACACATTCCCTTCAGAAGAAGAGGAAATCTGAATTTCCAAAATATACTGAACTTTATCAAAGAAAAAAGAATAACCAAAAAAATCCTTATCATTATTTTTTTCCTCTTCCCAGTCTAAAAAAAAGAACACCAGAAACAGTAATAGAAATCGTACTAAAAAGAGGGACCATGAAATAATGACTGATAAAAAATGTCCAGAATGCAAAAACAAACAAGTCCGATTCGATGAAACGCACAAGGAAACATACTGCACAAAATGCGGACTAGTACTGCAAGGAGCACAACGATACAGCGGAGGCAAAAAAATACATTACCCCTACGGACACCACTAAAAAAAAAAATAAACTAAACTATACATTAGGCAGTAGATAACATGACAAACATTCACTCTTGCATACATGAAGACCAGATACAAGGCCAAAGCCGCAAAATCGCGGAACTAGACGCAAGAGCAGACTACAAAGACAGAAGGATAGATGAAATCCTAACACAAAACATGCGAACTGAAGAAAAAATAGACAAACTCACTGATATCGTAAACAACCTAATGCTCAAATCAGTACAGGATGACAACGACATAAATCAAAGAGTAACAGCACTAGAAGCAAGCCAGCAAACAATCTACAGAATAATAAGCCTAGTAAGCGTAGCACTCGCACTATTCACATTCTACATGAATTACCTACGTTAAACAAAACATAACACAACATAACACAACATAACACAACATTGTTTTACAAAGTGATTAACATGTCTAGAAAAAGCAAGGTTGAAAACTCTCCACATCATGAGGAAATACATCACTTGCTGTTAGAAGGAAAATCCTCGAGATGGATTTCTAAATATCTTGAAGAAGAGTACAATGAAGTGATAGGGTACAGTTCTATTTATTCATATCAAAAAAGGAACATCAATCTTGAAGACCAGACCATTGAAGAGGTTAACAAGAGAAAACGCAACAAGAAAAAAACAGAAGCTACAGTGAAAGAAAAAGCAGATCTTCAAGAAAAAATTGAAGCTTCAGATAATTATGTCATATCCCAGGGAGCAGATAACCTGGAAGGAATCCTTGATGTAGCAAAGAATTTCCCTGAAGATTACAAAAACATGAAAGAAGCTGCAAAGGATGATGAGAATCCTGTTACTGAGAAAGATGTTGCAAATATGAGTTTCAAAGCTAACAAGCTATTCTATGATTTCATAAAATCAAATGACATGAAAATAATTCATGATGGAGAAATTAACCATACTGGTAGCATCACACACAATTATGAATTAAGTAAAGAAGATAAGAAATATCTTGAAAAATTATTAAACTGATCTGATCATGCAAATAGTAGATGAAAACGAATGGATTTCATTGTTCAAGGAAAACCTTGAAAGAGTACTAATCAAAACAGTATTAGCTAATCCTTATATCCCTCACAGACCTTTCAGGAATCAAGTCAAATTCCTAGTTCATCCTGCAGAAGAAATATTCTATGGTGGAGCAGCTGGAGGAGGTAAAAGCGATGCATTGCTAATGGCTGCATTGCAATATGTAACAGAGCCGGACTATCACGCATTGCTACTCAGAAGAACATACATGGACTTAAGCATGCCAAATGCTATCATGAACCGGTGCCATGAATGGATGAGAAGGGTAGATGAAAAAATAAGGCCTCACTGGGACCGTGAAACTAAAACCTACACATTCCCATCAGGAGCAACACTTAGCTTCGGATACCTTGCACACGCTAATGACCTGGACCAGTACCAAGGGACAGAGGTCCAATTCGTCGGCTACGATGAATTAACCCAGTTCACAGAAGAACAATACACCTACCTCCACAGCAGGTTAAGAAAACTGAAAAACAATAATGTGCCTATCAGGATGAGAAGCACAGGAAACCCTGGAGGCAGAGGCCATGACTGGGTAAAAGCAAGATTCATCGATGAAAAGTCTCGCCTGCTATTCATACCATCATCCTACAAAGACAACGAATATCTTGATCAGGAGGAATACAGCAAACAACTAGACAAATTATCAGATGAAGTCAAAAGGCAGCAACTCAAATATGGAGACTGGGATGTACGTCCAAGCACAAATTTCTTCAAAACAGAAAACTTGCACATAGACCAGGAATATAAGCCGCAGTACAATATCGCAAACTGCAGAAGCTACGATATAGCATACACATCAGAGGACGAAGCCAAAGACAAAGGAACTGATGCAGACTACACCGCAGGCGTGCATGCAGAGAAAATAAGCGAAACACATTACATATTCAGCGACTTCCTATACCAACGTCTTGGAGAGGAAAACATCAATAAAATACAAAACACCGCAAGGTTCGATGGGCTGGGAAAACCAATCCTGATAGAAACAGGAACCAAGGGAGGAGCTGCAAAGGAGCTCTTCAGATTATGGGATGTTAATTACCTCCCCGAATATGACTGCCACCAATCCGAACCTATAGGAAGCAAAGCAGACCGTGCAGCAGGATTAAGGAATGCGATTTATCAAGGATACGTGCACATATACTGCCCTGATGAAAATTTACTCAGAATAATAAAGAATCAATTGGAATCATTCCCTCAAAGCGGGCACAAGGATATTGTCGACGCTATGAGTCACGCTTTTAATTTCCTGAAAGACAAGACAGATGGTAAAAGCATCTACAGAACAGGAAATGCAACCTACTACTAAAAAAAAATGATAATGGAGACCTAAAAATCATGGGAATCATAGACAGAATCGCAGCATTGCCAAGGGACCTGCGAAAAAGATTAAGCTACAACAGCAACAATAACAATTACTACTCCAACAAGCTGGGAGCATACGGCTCATTAAGACACAGACATGAAGGCCGCTTCAGCTACTGGGAATATCAGAAGATACTTGAAGACACACAAGTCGATGTCGCAATAGATGTCCTCCTGAAATTCCTCTTATCAAAAAACTACATCCTCACATCCGCAAGTGATGATCCTGAAGACGTTGAAATATATGAATTCATACAGGAAATGCTTGACAACATGCACACCCCATTCAGGAAAGTAAGGAAGGATATGTATACAAGCATCAAGTATGGCTTCGCTTGCCTGGAGAAAATGTATGACATAAACCAGGACGGCAGGATAATAATGACTGGAATGTACGGGATACACATGAAGACCCTGCAAGCGAATCCTTTCGTTACTGATGAGAACGGCGAAGTGATAGCAATACATCAGCAAAGCATCAACGGCTCCATAGACATACCAATACAAAAAGTACTGTTGACCAGGTATAATGCAGAATTCGATGAATTATACGGCAACAGCATACTCAACAGAGTACATGAATACCCGAAGCTTAAGGATGACATAATCACATGGCTTATCACTTTTCTCCATAAGCATGAGAATCCTGTCACATATGCGAAGCTTGCAGGAAACAGCCAATTCAAGGACGATGTTCTCAAGATGCTTGATGAAGTCGCAGAAGGCCGTACAAGCATGACAGTAGGAGCAGAAGATGAACTCGGCACATTAGAATCCAGCCACAGAGGAGAAGCATTTTTTAACGCATTGAATTATTTCGACAACTTGATATTCAGAGGATTGTTCCTTGGAAACCTATTATTAGGAGATGGAGGGCAAACTGGAAGCTACGCTCAATCAAACACACAATTAAAAGTCGTAAATACAATATTTGACGGCGTGCATGAAGATATAGCATTCGACATACAGAAAGTAATCGATGAAATAGTGCACTGGAATTTCGGAGCAGATGCAAAGTCCCCGCAATTCAGTTTTGAAAAATTCACTGAAAAAGACACAGTAGCATTACTCAACGCCTTGCAGCCTTACGCATCCAACATGATCATCGACCCTGAAAGCCAATGGTTCAAGGAAGTAGTAGCCAAAGTTGTAATGGACTTGTCCGGTGTGAAAATGGACACTTCCGAACCTGCAAGCCCTACAGATGATGAAAATGTGGATTATGGAATGCAGCCTCCGATTCCAGGAGAAGAAGAAGCCGTTGAAATAATCAACCAGCAACTAGAGGGGATAATCTAATGGCAGCAAAGAAAAAGAGGGACTACAAGAAAGAATACCGCGACTATCATTCCAAACCTGCACAAAGAAAAGCCCGCGCAGAGAGAAACAAGGCACGGCGCATAATGGGATTGAAAGTAGGAGACCCTCGAGAAGTAGATCATAAAGTACCACTCAGCAAAGGAGGAAGCAACTCCAAAAGAAACCTGCGAGTGGTTAGCAGAACCACAAACAGACGAAAAGGAAACAAAAGAAAATAATTTCATGATTACAATGGCAAAGAAACCAAAATGGCATAAACAAGTCAATGTGACAACAAGGAGAATGCGACAGTTAATGCGAGACATCAAAGCAGATGTCGCACGCAGAACACGCAACAGCCAAGACCTGGACGCCTGGATGGAAAACCTTGCACCCTATATAGCTAGCAATCCATTCATAATAGGCACATACGCTGCAGCTGCAAATGAAATCGCAAAACTGATAGCATCCACTATTGACAGAACAAGCCTGCCTCCTGGAAGCAATGCCGAGCTAATGAAAGGCACAATGGCAGAAGCCTGCATGACAATGGTCACAAATGTTGGAGAGGATATGAAAACAGAGCTCAGAAAAATAGCTGTTGAATCATACAATAACAAAAACACTCCAGCACAAACCGCCAGGTTAATGGAGAAAAAGATAGACAGCCTCAGCAAGACCAGATGCCAATGCATCGCAAGGACAGAAACCATGAGAGCAGGCAACTGCGCAAACTACCTCAATGCAAGGGAAGATGGAATGAAATCCTATACCGTTGACTGTCATGAGGAAGCCTGCGAATACTGCGTCGAACTGTACCGCGAAGGAGAAACAAGCGACAGCACACCTTCAAGGTTCAGCATCGACGACTACGAACACCTGCCGCCCTATCATCCAAACTGCAGATGTGTTCCATTATTCTGGCCAGAACCAGTAGAGGAGGAAAAATAGAATGTTAGAAGGCACTAATTTCTGGGAATCAGGCAGACTAGATCTGTTCCTTAACAACCAACCAACTCATGCTTATATCCCTCCAAGGGATGTTCAAAAAGTATTTAATCTTGCAAGGAGCAAGATTGCCAATGACGGCAAGATACCAATCGGTATAGACCACCTGCCCGAGGACATCATAAACAATAATCCAATACTCAAGAAACTAAACCTTCTTGATGTTGGATACATTTCAGCTGTAGAATACGATCCTACACTTAACAAAACTAGGATAAAGGAAGCTACCCTGACTAATCCATTAATCAAAAAATTATATGATGATGGGGAGTTGGAAGCAGTTTCCATAGTTTCACAAGTCCATGCAAGCGACTGTCCACAACAGGAAGGTCTGAAAGTGATAGATACAGAAAGACTTGACCGTGTGGACATAGTTGCGGTAGGGGCCTGTGAAAGCTGCAATATACCAAAACCAACTGGTTCTAATATGGTATATGCAAGAAAACCACTCAAGGAGGAAGAGACAATGGCAGATGAAAACATAACCATTGAACAAATTGAAGAGTTATTAGATAAAAAACTCGATGAAAAATTAGAAGAAAAATTAGAACCACTCAACGAAAGGATTGAATCCATTGAGGACCTCATCGAAGAAGATGAAGCGGATGAGGAAACTCCTGAGGATGAAACTGATGAAGTGGCTGCAATGAGAGCAGAACTTGAAGCATTGAAAAAAGAAAATGCTGAAAAAGTAGCACTTGCAGCAGCATCTGCAAAAGTGGACCTCGCTATCAGACAAGGAAAAATAAAACCTTGCGACAAGGAAACCATGACCGCCTTCGCAATGAACAGTTCCGAAGCCTTTGATAATTACATCAAAGATGCAGATGTCATCGTACCATTAGGAGCAAGACAATCATTCAACTCAGGAGAAGAAGAAGAACCTGAAGAAAAAGATATTGTAGCCGAAGTAAATGCTGCATTTAACAAAGGAGAATAGATAATATGGAAAGATACAACGCAGGAAGCTTCGGAGTAACCGCAGCATTCCCAGTTAAAGAAGGAAACCTCACCATGGTAACCACTCAAGGTGTAGGTGGAGATATGAAAAGACCTTCCCTCGCTAACCCAGTAAGCAAAGGAATGGGATTAAAAGTAGCAGGCCCTAGACTGTTCGAACCATGTGCCGCAGGAGACGTTCCAATCTGTTTCGCAGAAGCAGATCCAGTTGACTGGACTGTCGAACCAACCACCTCTGCAAATGATGGCGCTTACGAAAGAAGATATTGCAGTCTCGGATTCAGAGGAACAAAAATTATGATGGTCACCTTAGAAGCAGCAAACAGTGCAATCACTGCAGGAGATTATATCAAACCAGGCACCACCACTGCACAATGCTTTGACAAAGGCACAGCCAGCAATGGAATTGCAATAGCTTTAGACAGTGCAGCTGCAAACAAGGGTGGAGAAATTTTAGTATTATTCTTATAATTTTATCAGGAGGTTGAAAAATATGCAAACTTTACCAAAAGATTACTTCCTTAGAGGACATAATAAGGAGTACTATGTCCAGGAACAGATTTACAAAAAATTAAGATTCTTAAATGAACTGCCAATGGTGCAAAACGAGACAGGGGAATTCACCAATTACATAATCGACAATGATGTCGACACTATGGGCGACCCTATCACCATTGCAGAAGGTGTTGAATTCAACGAAATCAGCTTCGGAAAACCATCCAGCAAAAGAGGAGCAACTATCGCAAAAGGTTTCATGTTCAAATGGACCGATAAGATGGCAAGACAAGGCAGATTAAATGCAAACATGCAAATCTTCCTCACTAAAGCAGTTGCAAAGATGGTAAGTTTCTATGACAAGAATTTCCTTGCAGGCTACTCCGCAGCTGCAGGAGCAACCGCTCCAGCAAGCCTCACCGACTGGTCTGATAGTGCAGAGATTGATTGTATTGCTGATGAAATCTATATCTGCGATGCTATGGAAGCTGGAGGGGATTCAGGTTTCAAAGCAACAACCATGTACTTATCCCGTGCAGATGCCCTTGCAAGACAATTATACATGAAATCCTTTGAAGGAAAAATCGAATCCGAACTCAATTATGTGCCTATGGGTTCTGCACTCCCTACTGGTACTGCTATTGTTGTCGACACAGAGACTCCTGTAGCAACCATTGAAAAATATGCAGACCCTAATTATTCAGTTGTCAGACAAGCGGAAATGGCTGCTGAAAAGGCAGGCACCCTTGACAACCTGAACGTTCCTGAATCATTCATCAACATCTGGGAGCCTGAGCCAAGAGTTCCTGGAGTCCATGAAGTTTATATCTGGGCTGAAGCTAATGTGAATGTCACAGAACCTAAGGGAATCATGGTAGTTGACCTTGGTGGAAATTAAGAACCCAGGAAATAAAAAAAAGGATAGGAGGATAATATATATGACTGTTAAAAGTTGGATGGATGCACAGCGTCATAAAGGAGGACCAGTCAAATACTTGTATGACAAGCTTGTTGAATTAGACTCCTCCAGTAAAGTTGAAGACCTTGAAGAGCTTATCGGTGATGAAGAGACCGAAGGCACTATCCTTGCAAGGATAAAAGCATTAGAAGATGCCTCCTAGAAAAATGGGGAGGCTTATTTTTTTCCTTTATTCTATTTTTTCATATTCCATCTTTTTTTTCATTTTTTTACCTGGGAGGTGATTATCTAAATGACTGAAGAAACTGAAAGATATGCTCCAATCTATCCATCAGCAAGTGATGTGTCTGCAATGGTAAAACTGATTGATGACAGTCTGACATCTGATCTGATAGATGTAAGCATGAAAAATGCGGACAATACAATCAATGGATTATTAGCAGACAACAGCATAGCGACATTCACAGCTGCAAGCGGGGGAGTTCCTTCAACATTAATAACAGCAGGGAATTATCTCGCGGTGAGTGATATACATCAAGCAATTGATGGAACGGATGATAGAGCGACAAACGAGCAGGCATATTATGAAAAAGCATTAAGCCTTATTAATTCATATATACAAAGCCAAAAGGACCTCCTAACAGCTTCTGAAATTGAATATAAATCTCCCTATAAGGTTAGCCAGTCTCCATCCGTGTATGCTCTTGGAATAAGAAGGAGATGAATCATTGACTGTTGAAGCATTAATAGATGCAAGCGTCCTGATTGAACACTTGGAATCCAAGAGACAGGAAATTCCTTCCCGTCTGGGAGAGCTTGTGCAGACAGTAAGCAACATCTACAGGAACAGTGTTGTCCTGGAAGCTCCACGGATAACAGGGAACCTGAAAAGCAGCATAAGAGTTGAAGATGTTGACCCTTTAACAAGAAGAGTATATCCTGATGAAGGACAGGCCCCCTATGCAGAATATGTTCTTAGGGGAGTGCGTGGAAAAGCAACTGTCGAGCCTAATGATTTCATGGGAAGAGGAGCTGAAAAAGGAAGGGAAATGTCAAAAAGTTATACTGATGAATTCATAAGGTGGCTTACATCATGAGTACTGATCCAGAAATAGTGCAGAACATAGGTCATGCCCTGCAGGGAAAACTTGAAGCGTTAACATATCCAGATACTGGAAAGAAAATCTTCAAAAAGACATTACTAGGTTTTGATGAACAGAAAATCAAGGTTCAAGGAGATGGAGTCGTAGCTATCACATATGTCACAAGCGCAACTGATTTCCTGGAAACCTTTGGAAGGCATAACGTTCCGCATTACATCCGCTCGGTGGTAGCCTTTGTTATAAGAGGCACCAGCCAGGAGAAATATGAACGTGCAACCATCGTAATGGATTACCTGCTGGACCTGTTCCAGAACGACCCTAGTTTCTATCGTCTTGAAGAGGACGGCAAACGCATTGTAAGGGATACTGATATCCTGAATGCAGACCTTACTGCTGCAAAGCTAACTGGCAATAAGAATGATACATTATGCGTATTCACACTAAGGCATCATGTATTCAAATAAAGAGAAGGAAAAGAAAAAATTAAAAATTATTTATTTTTTGGAGGATTGAATTATATGGCAAGATATTTCGGTTACAGATTAGAAGACACTTTCGGAACAGAAAACGTATCTAACCCAGTAACATACTTGGAAATGGGAAAATGTACTTTAGATCCACCTAAAAGTCCAAACCTTGAAATCGATACAATCGAAGAAACAGAAACACAAGTCAAAAGAGGATTATACGCTCCTGAAGGAGAACTGGAAATCGCATTAGACATTCCAACATTGAAGGATTTCCTGTACATCTGTTTCGGAAACAAGGTTGAAGGAGAGGGAATCCACGAATATTATCCTGCAGGACAAAGAAAACTCAAAAGTTTCACTGCATACGTTGGAAAAGATGATGGAAACCCTGAAGACTTTGAACACGTGTTCTTTGGAGCAGTAATCAACAAGATCACTATCAAATTATCCGATGGTGTGGCAACTGCTACAATGAGCATCTTATGTAAAAAGGACGGAAAGAATGCATTGAAGACAGAGAGTCAGATAAGCATTGCAGACACATACCCTATTGCTTTCTATGAAGCTGAAACAGCAATGGGAAGTGATGACCTGACTGCCAGGACTACCAGTTTTGAATGGGAGTTCAATAACAACGTATCTGCATCTAACGGACAGGCTTTCGGAAGCATGTTCCCTTACAGATTAACAAGCAGCGGAAAGGACAGCAGCATAAAAACAACAGTATTCTACGAAGGATATGATATGCTTGTACGTTTCTGGGGTTCTTCTACTGGCCCACAACCTAGAACAACCTATGAGAATTACAGAATCCTATTCACTGATGAATTAGGCAACAAGTTAACCATGTTCTATCCGAAGATTGTATTGGATACTGTTCCACAATCCGTTGAAGGCAGTGATGAAATCAAGCAAGAGCTTGAATTGAAGATATTGAAAGGAAGCACAACACTTGCAAGCGAGGACACTATCAGAACTAGCGTTCTTGCAACTATTGAAGATGCAGCTTAGAACTATAATGCTGCATCTTCAAAATTTTTTTATTTTTTTTATAAAAATTAGTATTTTTTATCATTTTTTCTAATGGTGGTATTATATGAGTAACTTGGAAATGTTACAAAAATTAGCCCTTGGCACACAGAACACAGAAGTTGTTAAAATAACTGATGATGACGATAACGATTATGAATTTACATTAAGGCCCTTGACAGATGGTGAACTCACAAGCCTTCAGGTATTAGAGAAAAAACCTTACACTATGAAAATCAAGGTAAACAGGAACGGGCAGCCTGAAACAGTCAACCGTGCAGATGATCCAAACACAGACATGGATGTTGACATGGGAGACTTCACAGAATCACAAGCGAAAGCAATGTACACTGCGATTGCATGGAGCATGACATTGCCTGAAGAAAAACCCGTGCCTGTGCAGGCAATACGAGACCTTGGAAAAGGAGTCCCGGAACTACTATTCAATGAAGTAATCAGAATAAGCAAATTAACAGAACAGGATTTGACTGCAATTAAAAACTTTCGCAAATTCTGATGAAGGATTAATATTTTACCACATGCATAAAACAACCCCTTTAGCCAACACATTATCCGAATGTACAATGCATCAGCGTTTCTTCCTGAACCTGATGAGCGTAGAGGACATAAATTATCAGAACAGCATTGAACACAAACTTGTAGGAATAGGAAAAGGAGTTGGAATAGAATTCAAAACAAATACAACTGACCGCAACAGCAGAAGAGACAGTCAGAGTTTCCATGATAGAATGAAACAAAGACAAGAAAAATATCGTGAGAAACTAGGCATGACTAAGGAGAAATAGGACATGGCAGACACAATGGAAATAATAATAAGTGCAATAGACAGCGCAAGCGGAGTATTCCAAGACATCATAAGCAGCGCACAAGGAATGGCTGAAGGAATCACAGGAGCAGTATCACAAGCAGGCGCAGATTTCGAAGCAATAGCTAATAATGTCTCAGGTTTCCAAGATGCCGTGGACAACGTGGATCAGTCTGAATTAGAAAGCCTTGCAGAAACACTTGGAATGGATACTGATGAAGTTGAAAGGCTTCTTGAAGCTGGAAGCCAGATAGGGTCCCTAAGCGCAGGATTCAATGAAGCCGCAATAGCTGCGGATGAACTGGAGCAGGAAACTGAACAGGCATCTGAATCCGTTGAACAACTTGGAAGCGCAGGGGACGTTATGGTCGCGCAAACATTCATGGACATGGCCTCATCTATGAAAGATGGGATGCTTGAAATGGCAGACAGCGCAGGAACATTCCAAGACAGCATAATGAGAGCAAGCCTTGAAGCTGAAGGTGCAGGAATACCTATCGAGCAGATGACAAGCACTATCAGCGGATTATCTGATGCAACTGGAAGAAGCGCAGGACAAATCAGAGAAAGCTTCATCAAAGCCCTCGCAAGAGGAGTCACTGATATGGGAAGCTTTGAAACCATGATGAAAGGAGCAGGAGCACAAGCCACACTCCTGGGAACTGACATCCAAACCATGGGAGACAAGTTCAGCAGCATGGCACAAAAAGACACTCTCATGGCACGTACTCTAGCAGAGACCGGGATAACCATGCAGGAATTAGGTACTGCTATGGGAATGACTGGAGCGACCGCGGATGAAGTCAAAGCCAAATGGAAAGAATTGGATACAAATCAAAGAGCAGCAATATTAGGTCAAGCTGCAAGTATGAATGAAGGAGAATCTGCAAATGAATCCTACAAGACAAGCTGGGCAGGACTCCAAGACCAGATGAACAGAGCTTCAGACAGATTATTAAGAATAGCGGGAAGTGTGCTCCTGCCGGTCCTTATACCTGCAATGAAAATAGCGGGAGATGTTGTCAATGGACTGGGTGATGCTGTTGATTTCCTAATCAAATCCCCTCTTGGAGGATTAGTATCCATTCTCGGAGCAGCTGGAGGTGCTTTCGTGATAGCAGTAAGCGGAGCCGTCGCGCTTCGACAATTCCTCGGATTCTTGAAACTGGAAACAATGCTTGATTCTGCAGCTACAATCCTGAACACGGGAACGAAGATATTGAATGGTGAAGCTTCAGGCGGTGCGGCCATAGCTAATGCCTTGCTAGGTGAAAGCTTCATGGCATCAGCCGCCGCGGCATGGTCCGCAGCTGCAGGATTCCTCGCTGCAACTTGGCCGTTATTAGTTATTGTTGGAGTTATTGCCCTTGTTGTTTATGCTGTGTATGAGCTTGGAAAAAGCTTCGGATGGTGGACTGATGTAAGCACCATGATAGACGCAATCAAGGCAGGAATCATGCGATTATGGGAGGCATTCATCAACCACCCGGATGTGCAGGCAGTTATACAGGCATTATCTGATGTGTGGAACGCATTAAGCGGAGCAATTGCAAGTGTAAGTCAGGCAGTCACGGATTTCTTCGGAATAAATACTGGAGGAGAATTTGATATCGTCCGTGCATTGATTGATGGAATAGGTTTAGCCTGGCAGACAATAACCGCACCTATCAGGTTTGTGATTTCACTTGTCGGAGCAGTGATAAACATATTCAGCCAGTTGCTTAATGGACAGATAAGCTTCCAGCAAGCAGTAGTGATGATATGGACAACACTTAGCACAGCATGGGGATCTATCCTTAATGGTATTAGGAGTTTGATTGTACGCATGTTCAGTCGTTTCGTAACAACAGCGATAGCAAGAACCAATGCGTTGGTATTAGGTGCTGTTAGAGCATTGCAAAGACTTCCTGGAAGAGCATACAATGCGCTTATTGGAGTTGTTACAAAGATTACTCAAGCCGGTCAGAAATGGGTAAATACCGCGAGAAACAAGGCAGGAGATGTAGTAACTGCAGTGCACAATAAGCTTTCAGGAATCTCATCAAAGATAAGCAGCGCATTATCCGGTGTGGTCAACGCATTCACAAAACCATTCAAAGATGCTTATAGTGCAGTCGCTGACTGGGTAGGTAAAATCAAATCCAAAGCAAGTGAAGCAACAGGCCTGAACCTGGGAGCCGGAGGAGATTACCCTGATGAGATAACCGGAGCCGTCGCAGCAGGAGGAGATTATAATACCGCCCTTGATGTCTTGAACGGCAAACCCTTCGAAATCAACACAGGGGAATATGTTGTCGAGGAGCAGGACTTGAATATTAATGTGAATGAGGTTATCATGTTGGATCTTGCAAATGTTCCTAACAACCTTGATAAGGATGAACTTATGAACTGGCTGCAAACTGCAATAGGAGACAAGGGCTTGATAAGGACACTTGTTGAAAACTCAGATTTCCAGGACATGGACATGAAAGTCAAACAGACATTATTTAAGAAAAACGCAAGAAGAGGTTAGATAATGGGAAAAATAAAAACAATTGACATTATCAAAGAAGCTATTGAAGTGAAAGCCTTCATTGAACGGAATAAGAAGCTTCCTAATTACTGCACAATAGGGGGCAATCAGTACAGCATATATACGACAGCTTATTTGATTAGCCGTGCAGTACGGAATCTAAAATCCGAGAGCTTCAATCTGAAGACAATGAACAAGCCAAATCAAGGATTTAGTGTAAAACTGAATGAGAATTGCAGTAAGACAACCTACCTTGATATGATAGGTCGGTTTAATGATTACTGTAGCAAAAATAATCGTGTACCCTCTTATGTAGTAACCATAAGAAACAAGGCAGACTTTACAACATTCACCTATGCTTGTTGTAAAATACTAAACTACTACAAGCAAAACAAGACCTTACCACAAACTTGCCTATTTACAAGCAGTTACATTGATGTATCTTCAAGAGGTTCAACAGAAACAAAAAACAATAACACTCAATCTACATCAGCCAGTAAAAAAACAAGTGGAAAGAGTAAAATTTACACCAGTAGTCCACACTTGTTAACAACTGCAGAAGATCTAGGACAGAAATTCCCATACAGCTGTGGAGCAAACCTGCTGCAGCAATTGTTGAAAAAACTATTAGGAATCACTATCCCTGAAACAACACTGATGAGCTGGGCCGGAACCACCCACCAAGGCACAGGACACCTTGGGTTGGAAACCGCTGTAGCTATTGCAGCTAAAAAATACAAAGCAAACCTGGAAGTGACCTGGAAAAACTTCAGCGACATGGGAAAAACAGTTGATGAAAGATTCGAGGCAGTTGGAAAACTAATGTCAAGACCCGATACTGCGGTAGGATGGCATATAGGTTATCAGGATTCAGGAGAAAAAGCAACCGGCGATATCATCGGACATTACGAAGGCGCGGATAAGATAGACACTGTTAACAAGAGAATACGTGCTTTGAACAGCTTAGGCTACAAACTAAATGCGAACGCTTATCAGGGCCACCTGCAATGGAGGCCTTATTCCTTGCAGGCAACTTATGCAGCCAACACTCCAAAAGGACAGCCTGCTTTGATGATAGTTACAAAAAAATAGGAGGAAAAGGGTAGGATGTTTAATCTTGAGAAATTCATAAAGAAAATAAACCTCAGAAACAAGCAGAGAATCGTCAACAAGAAATACAGGGAAGACGGCTTGACTGATGAAGTCCTTGAAATGCAGATGGAAATAAATACTGAAAGATTCTGCTACGATATTCCTGATGATTCTGAGGTGGTTGATGATTTCTGTCAATAGTTTGGAGTTGATTAGTTTGGAGTTTTTTACTGGTAATCCTCAATCCGTGCGTGGGTTGGGGAATATCCTCCTTGACAAAGAGGAGTTGGATATGCTTGAGTATTATTCACAAGTGACAGAGACGGAGGATATTGTGAATGAAACAAGCATGAAAGTGTTTAGCATGAGTTACTTGGACGATAGCGAGGACGATATGACATTGCCTTACAATGTTAATAACTTTTTGCTTGGAGCGGTGGCATCGGTTAATCTTGCGAATAATAAACTTGATGTTAATCGTTATGAGAGTAGCGACCTTGAAGTTGTTACCCTTAGGCAGTTGAAACACGCTCTCTCAGGCAAGGTAAAGGATATTACTTATGAGAATAATGTTTTAAGGGTTGTGACTTTTGAAAGGAGCGACCTTACTGGTTTGCAGACAAAGGCTGCAATTGTTACGTTATTGACTAATGTGGTGTCTGATGTGAGCATAGTTAATAATGAGCTAATTGTTGAGCGTTGGTCTGCTGCTGATGTTGAGAATGGAATTACTGAAATAATAGAGGAAAATGAAGGAGAGTAGGAGTTTATGGAAACAACAGAATATGATTTGTATGATTTGTTAATAGGTGATGACGATATTAGTGGGATTGGCGATGGAAGTGTTACTGGTGCATTGACTTCGTTAGACACCAGTATAACGAACCATCTTGAAGACCTCACTTGGATTAAGTTTTATGAAAGTGATGGAGTCGAATTATGGACTAATAAGGCACTTAAATTAAGTTATCTTCACTTTTATAGAAATATAAGTGCAGGTGCAAGTGCTACTCTAACTATCAAAGAAGCTTATAGTTCAACTGATGAGAAAGTCCCTTATTGTCCTCCGACTAATACTTACTGTCCTACTATAAGAAAAGATGTTTATCTTAATGTGAACTATCTTGGAAAAATTACTTTATTCAATTATGGTAGTGCATTCACTAATCAGAATATACAAGGAACAATGGTCTTCAAAGCAAAGGGCTAAAGTAAGTTAAATATCCCAACTGCTTGGATAATACACTAATAACACCCTAGCATTACAATTATGAGTACCATTGCTCTGGTTCTGTGCAGTTAATGATAATCTTGTGCCATTCAAATCAGCAACTTGTATTGTGCAAAAATTCTGTATTCTCGGAATAATCATACTAGCCATTCCACTTGGCATTGCAGTAACTGTCTTGGTCTTTGTACTGCTACTGTTCATTGCAAGACTGCCAAAATCAAATTCTAGGGATTGTATTTGCACAAGGTTCGTTATACTGGTGAAAAAAGAACAAAAAAATGACAGAAGAACAAAAAAAAGAATAAAAATGATAGGAAACGAGGATTATGCCAACAATAACAAAATACTGCAACACCTACTCACAAACGGCAGACAGTAACAATGCCAAATTCAACAACTTGGTAACATTGAAATCTGCAAGTGGCTACGCAGAAACAAACACAATCAGCAAGAAGGGAGGAACACACCCTAAACCTTCCACCGTGACCGCTACCAACTTCCAATTCAATTTGCCGACGGGAGCGGAAGTAACCAAAATCAAAGTAGAATATGCTCATAGGAAACTTGCGACTACTAAGGACAAATATCCGTCAATTCCTGCTCCAACCATTGATTTAGTTGGAGCATCTGCCAAGGCTAAAACGGGCGTAGCGCCGTTAGGAGTAACCAAAACCAACATTATCACTTGGACTGGAAACTGGACACGCTCCACAATCAATAGCGCCAATTTCGGTGTGAAAATAGCCTACAAAAGCAATACCTCAAAAGATTACACAGGGAAAATACGATTAAGTTTACTCCGTATTACTGTTGAGTACAAATTGCCAAACTTCGCCATAGCATTAAGTGTGAATGGTGACAAGACAGTTGAAAAAGAAGGCACAGTCAACATAACATTATCCAACCTTAATAAAACAAGTTATTCGCCAAATGTACAGATCACATTGCCACCGCAAGTAACCTACCTCGGCAGTCTTAACACTATCACAAAGAACAGTAATACAAGCCTAACCTGGAAACCAACCATCAAAAGCAACACCAGTAATGCTGGTGTGAGCCTCAAAATACGGTTCGATGAGGCAACTGTGGATAGTACAGTAAGCGTAACGGTAAGGGAAACCTATGGTGGTAAGAACAAGACCGCCACATTCAGCATCAATCCGAAAACCATAGATGATGTTGAGACCAGTGATGATGAAAGCATCACAGAAGACGCAACCGTTTCCCAGTCCACAATACGAAGCCTAAAAAGTTACTACATCACAGACGAAACAAGCATAATCTACACATTCAACATACCTGAAAACAATCCTCAAACTGTCTGGAGAACTCTTGGAGCAGTAGATGTATTCGACAATGATGAGATCGAAAGACTTGGAGAGCAAGGAATAGAAGTCAGAGCATTATATCCTGACGATGGTGACTACATCATACGCGTTCCTGAGAACCTTGGAAACACAATCTCTGAATTTCAATTAACAATGGATTTCAGTAACCTTGACATTTTTGAAATACTAATAAGGGAATGGCTGGGAGGTCAAGACTACGCAACATTAACAAAATTGTATGATTGCGAAACAAGCTTATGTTTGATGAGATTAACACAGGAAGAGCTTGACAGACTTGGTGATGGTTACACCTACACAGTACAAGCTTATGCGAAAGCAACATTGAATACTCCGAGCAGCACCTACAAATTACGTGAAGGGAAACATTACCTCCGTCTTGGAGTCTTCAATGGCGATGCCTCCAATTTTGAGCATTTCGAGTATGAAATGGTGAAAAATTGTGAAAATTGGAGTAATGCAATAGAAAGCCTTGACCAATACTACGATTTGAAGACAGAATTTGTATATAACAAGGATTATCCCATCTATGTGTTTATGACTGGTGAATACTTGGAGTTAAATGATTTCAAGGTTGATTTGGATTTCACACAACCTGTAATCATTGACAGTGATTACTATGACCAGAAAGGAAGAGTAACACAGAACATTCTACCTTACCCTATCATGAATGCCGCAGGGGACGGTGAAACAAGCAGCATGACTGTGAACACTTTCCAAGAAAGCAATCCAATACTCCTATATGATTTTGAGTTGCCTGACAATTTCAGTACCGATGATGAAGTAGCGATAAGAGGAATAAAATTAAGCGCGGATATCATAGCCGATGACGAATGCATCATCAATGCTAAATTAAAATTGGATGGTGGAAAGACTGGTGAAAGAAGCCTCGTACTCGCACCATTAGACACAATGAGCGAGGAGGGACAAATCACCTTAGGCGGCAGCACAGACCTATGGGGATTCAGTGTCGGAGATATGCAGAACCTAGACCAAGCCGAAATAGAACTATCATTTAATAACCTTTTCACTAATGAAAACAATCAGGTACAATTACAAATCAGCAACATCACAGTAACCGTCTATTACTTAAACATAACACTGATAAATGAAATAGAAAAATGCCTGATCAATGATGAAAATATCGCATGGTATGGAGTATATCTGAAAAGCCTTGCAGACCTCCACGGCCTGAAAACAGACACCAACTACATAACAGTCAAAGGCACAGACACAAACGAACCATACGTGCAGACCATCCAGGAAAAAGAAATCGAAATAGACTTCGGAATCGACGCAGATACCGTCAAAGAAAGCAGCGAACTAATGAAAAGCTTTGCAAGGCATGTGGTGAATGAGAGAGATAAGTATAATAAGCCAATCCTCAATAAGATAGAATTCCCAGAACTCTATCCTAACGAGCATTGGGATTTCATACTTGACGGAGGCGTATCACACTCAGTCAGCTTCAAAGAACATGAAGGCACACTCAAGCTAATAATTCCTGCAGGAACTAGTTATGCTAATGAGGACACCTACGCAAACACAAGAGGCTACAACAACGGAATCGCAAATGTAAACCCAATCATAACCGCAATCCCCCTTGCAGAGACCGTGGAAATAACCGAAACAGTACACAACCAAAACTGGAAAATACAATACCCATTCCCAGAAAACAGCCTGCTCGAAATAAACTGCAATGATAGAACCGCAACCCTCAAAACCATCACAGACGAAAACAATGAAGGAACCGACATAACCGAATATGCGGACTACAATAACGACTGGTTCATATTATACCTGGGAGAATTCAACTTCGAAAGCCAAACCAGCATAATCAGGACTGTGCAGTATAATGAAAGAGGATGATACATTATGACATTAACTACAATACTACTCAACCCTCAAGAGAGATACATAACCTATCTTGATCCAGAGCGCGCAAGCTTCGAAGAAACACAGGAAGCTGCAGGAGTTGCAACAGTACAAGTCCAGTACTACCTTGATGAGGATGATAATGCGGACGAATTATTCAAACTTGGAAACAAGTTATGGATTCAGGGAGACAATAATCTGAAAGACTGCCTGTATGTTCTGAATACAAAAGTCAGGGAGGATATTGACGAGCATTACGTGGAATTCGAGGCGGAAGAGGTCCTTGTTGAATTGAATTATGCTCCTCCTGCAAGCCAGACAGACATAAACAGCTCCAACTTCAATATGAACAATGGAAATGTGATTGTTGATAGGAAAGCTCTTGAGTTCTGGTTTGGAAAATACTTCAACATTGGAACCGTGCAGAACTGCCTGAGCACCGCCCTATCAAGGATAAACTTCACAGGAACATACAACCTGATGACATTGTTAAGGTACATTGAAGAGGAAACAGGGAACCGTTTTGTAACCCAGTATGAAAAGGATCCTGTTACTAATATCATCCACAGGTATTTGAATTTCCTAAATCCTACAAATCAGAACGTAAACTGGAGCTTCAAAACATATTATCAGTTTCCAGTAGCTGAAGAAAATGCTCCCTCCGAAGAGGATATAGGAGAATACGACAGCACAGATGATGAAACTGATTATGATGAAAACGTTAATGAAGTAATATTAAGCACTCTCGAGCCATTGGATCCCATGAAAACTTTCATAAGTTTCTATGATGATGATCATGTTGAGATTAACCATTGGCTGTTGCATGATATTGGAGTTACTGGAGATGAGCAGGAACTGGGAATACTTGTCTCACATACATATGATGCAAATGAATACCATATCAACTGCCAAATTAACAGCAGAATCTGGAGTGTGGATGATGACGAGTACATAACTGTTGAAGGAGAAGTTGATAGCATTGCAGCTGCAGAGAACCTGCTCCCTGAGAAAATCATAATGGTTATCTACAATCCTACAGATGAGATAACTTATTTCAAGCATTCTATCATCCCAATATTGTCAAAAACACATCCCATCATATTGGATCTCGGATATAATGTTGAAGACTTGAATGTTGAAATAGATGAAACAGATACATTCAAAGCCGTCGCACCATTGATTGAAGCAAATACCACTGAGTACACCACCGCGCAGATAAAAACAATAACTCAGAACTGGAAGAATCTTGCAGTCAATAAAGGCGACACAATACCTATGATCATAGAAAAAATAACTGATGCAGCATCTAGCAAAAGCAGCACGGTAAATAACAATTACTGGAGCAGGTGCATCCATAATCAAGCCAACGAGGGTTATGATTACTGGCACGGCACCGCCTACTGGACCGCGCCATTCACAAAGAACCAGGGGGACATGTGGATTGAAGATGGAACTACAAGCAGCATCCAATATGGAGACATACACATGCTCCCTGAAATGGATAGGAATGAAACATATCCCAAGACAGATTTCGTAAGCACCAGTGAAGAGAACGTTTTTGAAATCTATAATGCCTTGGCCTTGCACCTCAAAGAAATAAGGTACCCTGAAATCAAGGTGGAAACAGAGGTGGCTCATTTAAGCAAAGGCAAATTCAACGATTACAACATCTATGACAAGGTGTATGTGAAACTTCCAGGAAGGGAAGTTATAACTGCAACTGTAAGCAAGACTGAGAAAAAAGCGCATGAACCTAATGAAAACAAGGTCGAGCTGGATAACTACAGCATAAACACAAAACACGTCCCACAAGAGACATATTTCACAGGCAGCAATATCAGTTATGCATATCCTGCAAAAGGAACAATAACATTATACCTGAAAGACATAACCACCGACCAGGGAATCGGAGGAAAACTCTGCAGCCTATCAGTCTACCAAATCGGAGACAATAATACAGAGACATATATAACAAGCTTCACTGGAAAAACAGACAACAATGGAAAAATAAGCTACACTACAGGATTCCTTCCAGGAGAGTATGTTGTTCAAGCAAACTTCGGAGGAGACGACACCTACGAGGCAAGCAAAGAAGAATACCATATCAATGTTGGAGGAACCGTGCCAGTGCAACAAGAAACAACCACTAGTGCGAAGAAAACAAGCAACAAGACTGCAAAAACTAATACCAAGAAGAATAAGAAGACCAAGACAGTCAAGGTTAAAAGGTATTACACAAGGTATGGTCTGTCCCCGGATAAGAAGCATAAATACATCTGTGCAATTGGAAAACCAAGTGCTGCTGGTGAGAGAGATAAATATGGTTATAAATTCTGGAAGACCGTCTTTTATAACAAGTGCCCTGCCTGTGGAAAAGCTAGTTTGTACTGGGGTATCTTCTGGGCTGGTAATGAGTCTGCAAACTGGGGAACATTCCCTGCGACAGGCAGACAGGAAGGAGGAAGCGCCGAGGGACATATCTTTTGCAAAAACTGTGATGCAGACTACAGCGTATTCGGAAAATCTCATGACAATTATGCAAGGAAATTAAAGGTTTATAAGAAACCAGTTAAATCAAGCAGGACAGAAGCCTACAAGTTAAAGAAGGGTAAGTTGTATTATGATACTATTACAAAGACTGTCAAGCAAAAGAAAAACAGCACAACAAAAACCTACACCCCGCTGCAAAGTATTAACAAAGCAGTGAAAGAAAAAGCAATTAGTGTCGCTAAAGGCAAAACAGGAAAAGCCGCAGCAAAACTGATAGCTAACTGGGTGCAGACACACATCAAATATGATTACTACTACGATTTCAAACATTCCGCAGCATCCGTCCTGAAACGGGGAAAAGCAAACTGCTGCGACCAAGCAAGACTTATGCTTGAAATGTGCGATGCTGTAGGAGTAAGCCAGAAATACAAGCTGCAATATGTTTACGTCTGTTGCGGTCGTAACCGTGACGGAAGCATAAGCGGGCACGTGTTCGGGCAAATCGGAGGCACATATGCAGATCCGTGCAGAGGCAGCTACAATGGCCCTGCATGGGGACACTATATAACAAGATATGGTAGAATTAATAGGAGAACAACTTATCCTACCAGGCCGTTCTAAAAAAAAGTTTTTTTTCTTTATTTTATATTTTTTTTAGTCCTGTGGTGTAGTGGTCAATCATGCGGGGCTTTGAACCCCGTGACCCTGGTTCGATTCCAGGCAGGACTATCATATTATTATGGGGGCATGGTGTAATCTGGCTATCACATTCGGCTCCAGACCGATTAATGGGAGTTCAAATCTCCCTGTCCTCACTCTCTTTTTTTTCCTCATTCATCTTTTTTAGTATTTCAATCCTTTTTTCCATAAAGCTCATCTTCCTTGTATGGCTCAAAAAAGGAAAAACCACTAAAAAACAAACAAATATAAATAACTCCTTAACTGTTTGAATGAACCTAATTATTTTATCAATCATAATTCACTCCTCCTGTTTTGTTTTGAATTACTCCCTTTATCGTGACAGTTTAGTCTAATCTTCTCTTCTTTTATCATCTTTTGTATTGGAGTATCTGGAGTGTAATATTCATATTTTGGAGTATGTTGCTTGACAATTTCTTTTATTTTTTCAAACTCTTTTTTACTCATTAGTGCACCTCATTTAACTTATTCTTGTAACCTTATGTCCATTCAAAGTGATTACGCTTTCATCCACTTCCAGGAATGCAATATAATCTAATAATTGCTCATCTGCAAATATTTCATCGATGAACTGGTTGAACAATTCATTTTTTCTATCATCCTGGAAGCTCCAATCACTATTTATTTGATTCCTGTGTCCGACCCATTGATGGGTGTTTGGATGAAGGAACATTATGTCTCCGTCATCCCAATTCACTTTTATGAATTGAGTGAAGCCTGTGTATTCTATCTTGAATTCCTGTATAGGCTCGTCGGTCTCGTCATCGTTTAATAATACTACTTGGACTTGTCTGCCAATCCAGCTTTTAGGCACGCTTACCATTCCGGAGTTGCCATGATTTTTAGCTGTCTTCAGCAGACTTTCTTCAACGTTGTCTATTTTTATTATCATGTTGTCTTGTCTCCTTTTTTGACTTTAATAGTCTTTGTATATATTTTGTATATACAACTATTTAAACTTATTTGTTTAATTGTTTCCGAAGTTTCCTTGTATTACTTTTTTCTATTTTTATATGTCAAAATCGATTAATAAACAATGGGATGTTTCTACTGCTTATTAAAGGATGTGGAAAAATCCCTACACTTATTAAAAAACAATGACAAAAATATGAGATATGAAAACTAAACTAAACCCAGATGACAAAGAAAAAATACGGCAGGACATGAAACTGCAGCAGATGTTCATCCGTAAAAACCTAAGCAAAAGCCGGATAGACCTGAACATAATAGCATTCACAAAAATGTACGAACTAACAGGCCTAACTCCAACAGAACTGATAAATGAAGCCCTGGAAGAACAGGAACCCAGACTAATCAATGGACAGTTGAGATTCAAGCAGATCAATGATAGAAAAATAACAAGATACCTTTACAACTATTACTTCTTTCTGCAACAGGAAAACTACAAGCTGCAAACCATTCAAACCAGGATGGCAACAGTAAGAGCATTCTACAATGAATACGATGTGGAACTGCCTAAGAACATCCAGCTGCAGAACAACAAACCACTCGTAACTGAAGGAGACCTGCCGGCCAGGAAGGACATATTGAAAGCATTGCAAAGCACCAATAATAAAAGAAACAAGGCCCTTATACTGTTCCTTGCTTCAACAGGCATAAGGTCCAATGATGCCTTGGAATTCAAAGTCCATGACCTGATTCAAGGATGCAAGAATTATAACGTAACCAGCTTAAATGAACTGCTTAATATAGATGCCGACAATGTTGTTCCTGGCTTCTACTTCAGACCTCAAAAAACTATCAGAAGCGGCAACATATGCTGCACTTTCTGCACACCGGAGTGTTTTAAATCATTGCAGGATTATCTTAAGACAAGGCCGTACCTGACTGAAGACAGTCCATTATTCACAAACAGGTTCAATGAGAAATTATCCAGGGATGCTGTAATCAGGATCTTCAAGACAATCAATGACAATGAGTTCGGTTTTGTTAACAATCAGCGTTTCTTCAAGGCACATAATCTCAGAAAATGGTTTGTTTCACAATGCAATCAGCATAGTGGTGACTTGTTGAAGGTTCATATATTGGCAGGGCATAGCATTAGCAGGATTGATGCTACTTATAATGAGATTAATGTTGATGTGATGAGGAGGTTTTATATTTCTTTGATTCCTCATTTGACTGTTAATCCTACTCGTGTGAAGACTGTTAAGAGCCGTGAGTATTTGGAGCTTGAGAGGCGTTTGAAGGAGCAGGAGTTGGAGAATCAGAGGTTGAAGGATGAGTTTGACCGTAGGCTTGATAGTCTTGTTAATGAGGCTGTGGAGCGTGTTTTGTCTAGTTATTTATGATCCTTTTTTTCTTTTTCTTTTTTATTTTTCATTTTTTTATTTTATTTTTTATTTTTTTATTATTCTTTTTTTTTGCGAAGG